CCTTGTTCTAAGTAAAACTTTAGGTTAGTTCCTACTCCTAACAAGTCAACACCACCGAGAGTAACCCAAGCTTTTAAAGATCGACATACACCTAAAAACGTAGCAGAGGATATACTTTCCCAACCACCTATTTTCTCAGGGAATCCTTGGCGAAATCTAATTTTATCTGCATCAACCCATGCACCTTCATTACTATAACTAGTAATTTCTCTGTTTATTCCGGGCTTAAACAACAATTTTTGTAGTGGCATATTATCACCTAAAAGTAGTCCCTAACACTGGTGGGAGCGGAGTAATACGTACAGTTACACTCTCCTTAACCTCTTCAAGGTTATCACAGCAAGGATAATTATCTATTTCTGATGCATCAAAAGTGTTACCACATGTTCCACATGTTGTTACTTGAGAGTTAGTTTCTTCGTTCATAACATACCTCATATATAAAAAATAGTCTAATACTTTTATTTAACTGGCCCACTTACCGGTTCTAAGTTGTTCAGTCACTTCTTTTGAGCGCTCTCCAACTTGCTCACTCCAACGTGAGGTTAACATCTCATCGGCGGCTTCTTCAAATGCATTATTCTTTAAATGACCCAAGGTAATTTTAAACTTTTTAACTGTTCCAATACCTACATTGAATGTAAAGTTAATTAGCGCTGATATACGAGCGTCATTTAACGCACCCATCCAAGGAAAAGCATTTAATAGCTGCTTTGTAGCTTCAATAATATCATGTCTTAATAGTGTTTCGGCCTCATCCTCAGAGATACCAACATCTTCAAGATTTCTACCAATTCCAATTGTGAGTTTTTTTGCCGTGCATCGGTACGGCTTTAGCTTCATACCTTCGTGGCGTTTAAGCTGCCTAATTAATTTATTACTCATGTACGTTTCTTTCCCTTATGTAGACCATGACTAGCGAATTGTTTACCCTTAGCAGTGGCCTTTCTTTTCTTTTTGTTTGCCGCAGCTAATTTTTTTCTACCTGCCGCAGTTGATTTAAGTTTTTTAATGGTTGCAGACGGCGCATAAACTTCTCCAGTTTTAGAAGACTTCTTACCACTAGGAGTTCTCCACTTCTGTTTAGTCCATTTTTTTAAAGACTTCTGAGATTTTGCGAGCGCCACTATTTTTTGCCTTTAACTTTTACTTTAGCTTTTTTACTTAAATCTTTAAAGTGAAATAGTTTTACACTTGTTTTAGTGTGAGACTTGTTGGTGTGTAAAGTACCATTAGCCATTTTATGTGAACTGCCTTTATGTTCAGTACCATCTTTTTTATAATGTTTAACGCCTTTCATTTGTAACCTCCTCCTTTAGCTTTATATTGTTTGGCAAGCATTTGAGCCTTACGTGCAGACCATTGACCTGCATTACCGCCCTTACTTCCCGCTTTAATTCTATTGAAAAGACTTTTACGCATTGTAGGTTTAGTGTAATTACCTGCCTTATTAACGGTTGATTTCTTTTTAACAGCCATTATTTTTCCTTTGCTACTGCATTTTTCTTTTCATATGATCTCATAGCTCCCATACCAAGCATACCCATAAGTACAGGAGTTAGCAATGACGGATCTACTGTTGGTACTTCAAACCATATAGCTAGGAACTGTGACAAGATTACATTATACATTAAACCAATTCCACACACCCAGCCGGTAAAAGGGCGCCACCCTCCAATAAATAAAGAGCCTGACTGGGCTTCAGCCTTGTTAACTTCAAGTTGAGCTATGGCATTTTCAGCAGCCGCTTTTTCACTCATCGTTGCTATTTCGTGAGCGAGTTTAGCAGCTTGATCTTTATCAGGGATAAACTTATCAAGTAATCCAGTGACTGGCCCTATTAGTGATGATAGCATTTTCTTTCCTTTAAATAGTGTAAACTTTCAAAGCTTTTCTTTTACCTTTTACATTTATACTTCTAACATACTTATACTTTTGAGTTATTTTGTTAATAGTAGACTCTCCTATTAATATATCAACGCCGTATTCTTTTGTAGAGCTCTCTAGTCTTGCTGCGGTGTTTACAGCGTCACCAATGGCTGTGTAATCAAATCTTGTGTCACTGCCCATATTGCCTATAACAGCCTCCCCACTATTAATACCTATACCTATAACTATTTTTGGCAGCCCCTGTTCCTTTAACTCTTTATTAAGAACAAGCATGTTAGTTTCTATATCTAAAGCCGTCTGCACCGCTAACTCTTCATGGCGTTCTTGATCTAGTGGCGCATTAAAAATAGCCATCATCGCGTCACCAATATACTTATCTACCATACCGCCGTTGTTTTGCACAGCATATTGTTGAGCTGTTAAAGCTTTGTTCATTATGTAAGCAACTTGCTCTGGAGGTAAAGTCTCCGACATACTAGTAAATCCTCGCACATCTGTAAATAAAAAAGTTGCGTATCGTTTTTCACCGCCGAGAACCAATAGCTCTGGTTTATCCTGTAATTGTTTAACCTGTCTGGGATCTAGGTAATGCTCAAATTGTTTTTTAATTTGTTGTCTTAATTTGAACTGCTGCCTAAATCTCAGATAAAAAGCTATTGTCGCTGTAATAAACTGACTGACCATTGTCCAAGTCACATCTATAAGAATACCCTGCTGTACAAGATAAACCCCTAGATAGGCTGTCAGAGACATAATTGCCCCTGCTGACATAAGTCCCCATGTAATGCCGAACACATGCAGTAGTAGCCATGTGAGGGACACTGTAGCTATAAATATACCTAACTCTGCTGCTAGTGCATAATCTGGTATGTAAGGACTATTAGGAACGAGCATAGATTCAGCTAAAGCAGCTTGTATATAATGAGGTTCTACTAAACCAACAGGCGTTGCAATTTGAGGCATTACTCCGTTAGCAGTTACACCTATGAACACATATTTATCTTTTACATCCATCTCAGAAAGTGTGGTTTCACTGGTCTTTACCCAACTAATCCATTTACGCCCAAAGCTATCGGTCTTGACAGGCGGCAATCCTCGAACTGCTATTTCTTGTATGCCATTTTCGTTTGTAGTTATAATGTAGCTTCTAGCTCCTGTTATTGCCTTTAGAACTTGCGTACCAAACGAGGCTACCCATCCATCTGGTGTTCTGAGTAGTAGAGGTATTCTTCTTACTAGATTATCAACTTCAGTTGGGGCTACCGCTATGCCTTGTAGGCTACTTGACGCTAAGACTTCTATATTAGATTTTACACCAGTAGTAAACACACCACCAACATCATCGCCCTTTACGACTGTTCCTGTAGGTGTAGGGTAAACACCTTTGCCATTTTCAAACATTGCTATAACACTTGGTGAGGTTATTAATTGTTGTGCAAACTCTATATCGCCACCAAACCGATCACTTTGTGGAAACGACATAACCCAGCCAACGCCCATTGCACCGTTCTCTAATATAGTTTTGTGAATTTCAGCAAGCCTATTACGAGGAAAAGGATAACCACCCTCATTTTCAACATCGTCTTCAGTTATGTTTAATATTGTAAAGTTGCCACTAGCAGGAGGAGTGTAGACCAAAGCATCAAATGTCCTTAATTTTAAAACCTCAGTCGGTGTGCTTTGCATTATCATAGGGACACTTAGAACTGCCAGTATAAGAACAATGTACTTTTTCATTAGCTGCCTTGGCTTATTGTTATAGTATTAGTGCCACCACCATTAATAGTAATAGCTCTGGTTACACCGTCTTGAGTAAATATAACGGTGTAGCCTTCTGATTTATCAATATCTACCTGCACAAAATTACTAACGTTACGTTGTATACTTAATGTTTCTCCAGTAATAAATGTAGTAACCTGCGTATCTTTGTCTTGACCAAATTCTGTACCTGTAATCTTAACAGTGCCCGTACTTTGTAAAGCATCTTCTTGTTTATTTAACGCAAGCGCGTCAATAACATTTAATAGGTCTTCTAAAAAATTTACATCTAAATAGTTAATATCTAACTCTGTAAATTCTAATTCGTCTTCTGCCAAATAATCTTCGGCTAAATAATCAATATCTAAACCATTAAAATCTAATATATTTGCTGTCTGTGTAGTTTGTTGTTCAATAAATTCTACGTTTTGTTTTGGTGGTGAAACAATCAACATATTGTCTATCATATCTAGTGATAGGTCTAGTATCACAGGACTACTAGGGGCTGACTCAAATACAGATACAGTTGTGGCTTGAAAAGGTTTGTTAAGCAACACGCTACCCATACCAGTGACAACCTCAATTTCACCACTTGATAAGCCAAATTCGTCAGGTAATAAAATGATAAGGCTGCGACCCAACTCATCTACTGTTGCAGTAAAGTCTGTGCCTCGTATAGCAATGTTAGCTGTCGGTGTTCGCAGCTTTATATTTTGTTTAGATATGCGGTTAAGATTGCCAGTTATAAATCTGGCTGTACCCAATCCAAATGTGAGAGCCATCTTAGATTTAGAGGGGTCTGGGTCGTAAATATATTCATCTATATATAACTGTGAATGCTCTGTAAGTCTTACGGTGCTATCATCTAGAAATGTAATAGCCATTCTGCCATCTGTAGTCACAGCTTCATCATTGCTCTGTATAGCAAAGTCTACTGTTGCATCATATGGCTTGTCTCTTAGTACCTGTGCGTTACCGTTTAACTCAGACACACCGCCAATATCAACAACTGACTGCTGTGCCTTGATCGTTTTGGATGACGCAAACAGTACCACTGCTACCAATAGAATTAATCTTAACCCAATCATTATTTAACGTACTTTTCTGTTGTATATTAAAGGCTCTGCTGCCGCCAGTATGGTCTAAATACATATACCCCCCTGCACTAGCTGTCACACCGTCACCATCATAAGTAACCGTGTTATCAGAACCGTCAATATCCATAAAGTTGGTGGCATTATCAATATCAATGTTGGCTGTAATTGTGTTGCTTGATCCCTGAATTAACCAATCAAGGTCTAAGCTATCCGCTAAGGCTGTAGTCGCTTGATTTAAGACAAGTGTATTGCTACTGCCTGTTACTTGCACATTTTGATTACTGCTGTCTGCGCCATAGGTATTAGTAGGGTCAATTTTGACTGTGAATGTATTAGTGCTACCTGTGAAACTATATAGACCAGTAAAAGTATCTGCCCACATATCCCCAAGGAATTTGTTAGTAGACCCAATCATATTAATATCCAACGTCATTGTTGCACCATCCAAATCAAGTGCCGTAGGTGTATTAGAAACGCCCGTTAAGCCTGTGATTAGGTTTCCTGTACCTAGTTGCTCAAAATCAATGTTTGCAGTAGCACCTGATTGATCAACATATATCTCGTTGTCTTGCGCTTGCGCTATTCCATATGAAGCTAAAAATATAAAAATACTAATTATTTTATTCATGTTCCCAAAAACTCCTTTCGTACCCTATATTAATAAGTTCTAAAACAGCTCCTTCTATAGCCATCATCAAACTTACAGTTATTGATTCATTACTCGAACTGCCATTTTCTATTTCTAAAAGTTCTGTACCCGTGTCTAAAAAGATAAATACGTCTTCTGCTTGACCGTAACTAAATACAGTCTTGTGGGTTAAGACCTCTATTAACACTTCTCCAGTAGCTACAGAAACCATTCGTAAAGACACTGTAACTTTATCTTCTCTGTACTGGACACTCTTACCTATACCTAGATATCTAGCACCAATTCCACCCGTAGTCAAATTGGTGTCATACGCTATAACTGCCCCCTCTATTAACACACCCGCAAAAAGTAATGGTTGTAATGGGTTAGACTTTTCTTTAAACTGCTCCCTTGCTGACCGTATTAGCTGTCGTTCTTTTGTAAGATTGTCTAATCCTACTCTTTCAACTACTCTAAAAAATTGTCCACTACTAGCGTGTTTTAAAGCTCGAATTAACAGTGCGGATGGCTCTTGTGTCAGTGCCGTACTGAATAACGCAAATTCTGAATTACTTGCTCTTTGTCCTGTTTGGTCTGTAAATGAATTAGCATAAACAGCGACAATAGGCCTAACGACAGGTGCAGCTACGTCAATTAACTCTTTTAGGTGTAACTCATTAACTTTTGCTGTGCTATTTATTTTGTATCTTTGTTCGTAAGTATTATCGAACTGATCAAAGGCAACACAGTTAGAAAGTAAAAGAACCAATAGGCAGGGTAATATCAGTCGTAGTGCCATCTGCGTCAACCACCGTTAATGTTATAAAATCACCATCACTACCATAGGAGATAGTGTTCCCTTCTAATTCAATAGTACCTTCTGTCTTTGGGGTTTCACCAAACAGGTTATCTACCATCTGTCTTGACAGTTGCGCATACACACGGCTTTCTAGGTTGCGGATAAACCTCGCCAATGTTGTGTTATCTTTATCTCTTGCAATCTCATCTTGCAGCGCTTGTACTTCTTCTTTAATTGTTAGTACTCTTATATGTTCTTGGTTTTCAATAGTTAAATAATGACTAGAAGTATTAATGCCATTAAATGAAGGAGATTTAAATTTATGCGTCAATTTATCCGCTTGTGCTTCTGCAATAAAAAGCAACACACAAAAAATAATTAGGATCCCCAATCCGTTAATAATAGCTTTAATCATTATCTTCATATTGATCCTGTAACTTTAAAGCAGTGTTTAGTTTTTCTTGCAGCCTAATCATGTCTTGGTCTAGCAATCTAAGTTGATCTGTTAAACGTATAATTGTACCCTTCATGTCTTGCACAGCAGGGTCTATAACATTGGTAATTGTCTGCCATACAAAATAAACAAAGTAACCAAGACCAGCAGCCATGACAACTGGGAAGCCAAACTCAGAAACTAACTTGACTATATCCATTAGTCACGCCTTGCATCTATCTTACCATCCTCAACAAAATTCTCTGCCCTTGCTATTCTACCCAAATCAACTGGTAATTGTAGGGCGGAACAAATGCTTACATCAATACGTACCATATCGTTATTCATGATTGATGCCCTAGTAATTAACATCTTTGATATAGCTTGAACAGTTTGTATTTCACCTACTAAACCAGACATTAACTGTTTCATAACTAAAAATATAAAATAACCCATAATTAGACCACTTGCTATTGGCAGCCCTAGTTCTGTTATAAGGTTAAATATTTCCATATTATTTACCAACTATTTTAAATAGCGTATCTACAATAAAGCCTAGTGACGTTCCAATAACTAGCAGAACCATGCCACCGCCCTTCCATCTGTTCATTTGAGCAGATAGCTTATGAACCTCATCGGCAAGGTCAGTTGTAGTCTTTTGCAAAATAGCAACTTGTGCTTCTAACTTGCCAATGTTTTTATTTAGTTCTTTGCTCATAATAAATCCTATGCTTCTAATGCTGTTATTCGTGCTTCAAGTTCCTGTATGGTCTTTACTAACAACGGAACTAATTTACTTTGGTCAATGCCTTGATAGTTTGGTGCTGATGCTTTCTTAACATCTCCAACAGATTTTCCTTCAGGTAGTATGTCACCTTCAACATAAAGAACTATGTCAGTCATTGCGTCTTTTGTACCAGTGATTGCTTCAGGAACTATTGCTTGTACCTCATGAGCTAAGAAACCGTCTACAGTTTTATCTGCATCAATAATAAAGTTAAAACGTGATGGCTTTAACTGTTTCAATCTTGTCGTTGCGTCCCAGTCGGTAACTACATTTTCTTTAAGACGGTAGTCTGAAGATGTAACATAACTCGTACCAGAATTTGACTGTACAATTTCACCAGTATTACTACCGTTTCTATCAAATACCATTAAGTTTTGATCGGCTGACCCATTATCAGTGTTGCGTAAATAAATCCCGTTGTCTGGCGACCCATCAAAAGAAACTGTTACGATACCTGCTGAACTACCTCCTGTAGCACCTACAACAACCTCACCTACGGTAGTTATGTCATTATTTTGGAAATTGGCCACAGTGCCTGAAAGGGTAAGTTGAGATGCTGAGTTATTCCTAAAGTCAAAAGTGTTTGTCCCATGGTCTAAAGCTATCCAAGCACCGTTGTTTGCATCTGTATCTGCCCATGCTAGATAGCCAACACCATTATTTGCTGTACCAATAGTTATCCCTGCTGCTGAATTTGCACTTGTTATTGCTATGTCATTAATAGAACCGTTAGGGGTAATTGTTCCGTTACCAACTGAAACATCACCTGCAAAGGTTGTAGCTTGTGAGTTATTTATTGTCATGGCAGTTGTGCCAGTAGTCTCCAATACAAGAGCTTCTGGACTAGACGAATGGTCATAGTAGATGCGTCCACGAGCGTTTGTAGTATCAGAGAACTCAATAATACTTTGCTCGCCAGTAGATGCAATAATGTTTAGCGTCCCATCACCAGATGATGTTGTGCCTACGTTTAATTCACCTGTAGTAGTGAGGTCTCCTGCTGTGATTACAACATTTCGTGTACCTGTAGGTATATTCAATACAGACTGCCCTGCATCATTCTTCATAACTACGTCAGTGTTAGACCCTTGTCCTGTAAGTATGAGTCCCTCGCCAGAGGCATAGCCAATGGCAGCGTTATCTCCTGCGGCAGTAGAACCTTCTACATGAACTGTTTTACCCGAAGTAATATCACCCGCAATGGTTGTGTCTCCACTTACATCAACAGCACCGTTTATGTCTATAGTTGTAGCGGCAATCTGTATTTCAGTATCCGCAACAATATCAAGTTGTCCGTCAGCACTTGAATTAATGTATATGGCTGCATCTCTAAACTTTATTTTTTTGTTAGTACCCATAATTGAGTCAGCATTACTAGCAAAACCACCGTTAAACACAGCTTCAGCGGTTGTGCTTAGTACGCCTATAACCACCGCAGTGGCTGCCATGTTTACAGCACCATCAATGTCAACAACATCTAAATTGGTTGTCCCATCCACATCAATATCACCTGATATATCAAGGCTTCCTGCAATGATTTCCCCACTTGCATTAATAGCTCCGTTAATATCAATCGTAGTTGCAGCTATTTGAATCTCTGTGTCAGCTACTATGTCTAGTTGTCCATCAGCACTAGAGTTAATGTAGATTGCTGAGTCTCTGAACTGGACTTTCTTATTAGTGCCAAGAGTAGAATCAGCATTAGAAGCAAAACCACCGTTAAACACAGTTGCAGCGGTTGTGCTTAGTACGCCTATAACCACCGCAGTGCCCGCCATGTTTACAGCACCATCAATGTCAACAATATCTAAATTGGTCGTCCCATCCACATCAATATCACCTGATATATCTAGCGAGCTACCTGTTAGCTTGGCTACTTGCATATCAACATAGCTGTTTATAGTGACGTTACCCGCTGTAGTACCGTTTTCTGTATTACAGGCAATCGCTACAAACTCATCTGCTGTCTCGTCCCAGATAAATCCTTTGTTAGCTGTGTTAGTTGCAGACCCATTGCCCCGAGTAACTATAAAACCTTGGTCATAGGCAGTACCTGTATAACCCTGTCCAAATTTTACTAGAGGATCAGTAACAGTCAGATTGGTTGTGTTAATTGTAGTAGTTGTACCATTAACAGCAAAATTACCTACTACTGTAACATTATCTCCAAAAGTAACTTCAGAAGTGCTATGCCCAAGAGTAAGAGCAATACCGCTTGTTTCAGTGGCTAATTTTAGTACGCCTTGTGAGTTAGTAATAAACGAGTTTGTGCCGTCGTGGTACAACTGCATATCGTTACCCGTACCGAATGTCTCTTTGGTGTTGTCGGTAAACTCTAGACTGTCTGCACTACTGTCCCACGTTGCATTTCGAGCAGCGGTGTCCCCGTATAAAATTACATCATAACCTTGGTCGTTTGCACCGACTGTTAAAGTAGCGTCTAGTTGTACAGCACCATCAATATCTACAACATCAAGGTTAGCTGTACCATTAACGTCAATACTACCCTCTAAATCAATATCACCACCAACAATAAGATCGTCTGTAACAGTCGCGTCGTCGCCAACAACTAAATCATCAACCTTAGTTGTTCCCGCTAAGTTAACTCCTGTTAAAACATCATAAACTACGCCTCCTGAACCTAAACCATCTGTAGCGATAATTTTTGACTCACCAGCAAGCACAGCTACGTTTGCACCACTACCACATGTAAAAGTTAATGTCGCACTTGTTGTATTATACATAACCCAAGTTTTAGAGCTTGTGTTTGGTAAAAGCGTAACAGTACAAGCCTGTCCGCCTCCAGTAAGTTTTAATACAAGACTTCTATCTGCATCTAACGCACCATCCGCAAGGGTAATATTATCCGTTGAAGCGTTGGCGATAGCTCGTGTACCCCAAGCAGTTACCTGACCTATTATTTCTAGGTTAGTATTTGTTGTGTTTCCCCAAGTACCTGATTGCTCCCCCGTGGCGATTTCTTCTAGCCGGAGGTTATTTACATATGTACTAGCCATCGTTTACTTTCCTTATTTGTTATTCCGTAAATACTATAAACGTTTTAGATCCATGAGATCCCAGAGTTGCAACACAAGTATATGTCGCAGCTTCAGAGCTCCCTGTTGTTAATCTAGCTTTTAAAGTGTCACCGTTAGAACAAGTTTGGCTGCTTGAGAATGCACCGGAACCATTCTTCTGTATTAAAGGATTAGTACCTGAACCACTCGTTGTTACAGCTATTGTACTTGAATTAGATATATTAACTGTTACTGACGTTGTACTAGTGTAAGTAGTAAGAATTTCTTGATCTGATAATGTATTAAACGTGCCAGTTAATGAGGCTGTTAATGGATTATAGGCTAGTTTCCAAGCGCCGCCTACACCGACATAGATTTCGCTAACCTCTTTCCAAGCGCCCCCAACGCCTATTTGAATAGACTCCAAACTCTTCCAAGCGCCGCCTACACCTATTTTTGTTTCAGCAACCATTATGCAGTATACCTAAACCATACATCTCCATCAGCAGGAGTACCACTTGCAGCAGATGTGCTTACCGTCTTTGCGTCTTCACCCATTGATCCAACACCTAGAGCAGTTCGAGCAGCTCCAGCATCACTTGCTCCTGTACCACCGTTAGCAACAGCTAGATCAGTACCACTCCAATTACTATTATTAATTGAGGCAAGATATCCTGCACCATTAGTTATAGCGTTATTATTAAGAGATATATTAGCTGATCCATTAAATGAAACACCCGCGATTGTTCTTGCTGTTG